TTAATTTTCCAATATGCTTCTTTCAATAATAGTCGTAGTCTTCATTTCTTCCTTGCTACTTGGCCAGTCGTTTGCATATGGCTTACCTCCATGGGAATTTCTACAATGGCATTTAACCTCAATGGATTCAATTTCAATCAATCCGTAGTTGATGCTAGTGGTAAAACAATTCCTACTTGGGCTGACGTATTAAACAGAGCTGACCTTGGTATGGAAGTAATGCATGAAAGAAACGCACATAACTTTCCGCTTGATCTAGCAGCTAAAGAGATCACACCCGTCGCATAAAGATACTTCCGTTCATCCCTATGGGACGCATGACGACCTAAGCATGGAACGGGGCTTAGGTACTTGGAGATTAATCCTATGACAATCAAAGTCACATACAAGTATCGCGGCATCGCTTACACAAAAACAAAAACTATTTAATTAATGAAATCTATTGCACTTGCTCTTGCAGCAACCACTCTATCCGCACCAGCTTTTGCAGGTCCATACGTCAACGTAGAAGCAAAGTCTTTCAATATTGGTTCTGACTTTATAGGACGTACAACTGAATTACATGTTGGCTATGAAGGAGACGTAGGTGCTCTTGCATACTATGTACAAGGTGGTCCAACATTTACAGCTAATGATGGAAGTGATTCTACTTCTGAATTTGGTGGTAAACTAGGAGCTTCAGTTAATGCTACTGAGAAGCTTTCAGTATATGGTGAAGTAGCTGTAACTAATAAAGAGGATACAGATAACTTCTATAACACAAAACTAGGAGCTAAGTATTCATTCTAATGGCTCACCAAACTAATAAAGCACGTGCTTCAGTAACTAGCTTTTCACCCGAAGCACATCACAATAAACCAGAAGAGCATGAAGAAAAAAAAGAAACCTTCGATGAGGACATCTCATTAGAAGAAGCTCTTTCTACCTTATAAAACATCCAACACTACCTAAACATAGTGAAAAAAACTTTATTAATCGCAGCAGCATTATTAACTGCTGTATCTCCAGCAATATCAGCTAGTCGTCTTAGTGGAGCAGGTGCATCCTTCCCCGCTAAAATCTACACTCGTTGGTTTTCCGATTTAGCAAAAGAGGGTGGACCTCGTGTTAACTATCAAGCTGTTGGTTCAGGTTCTGGCCGTAAAGCTTTCATTGATGAAACCGTTAACTTCGGTGCGTCTGATGATCCAATGAAAGCAAAGGATATTGCAAAAGTTAAGCGTGGTCTTGTTCAGATACCGATGGTTGGAGGTACTATTGCTTTTGGATACAACAACCCTGGATGTGATCTCAAACTTACACAGCAAAAAGCAGTTGAAGTTGCAATGGGACAAGTCACTAACTGGTCTGAACTTGGATGTGATGACAAGAAACTTACTTGGGCTCACAGATCCGATGGATCAGGCACAACTAAGTGCAAGCGTTCTCAAAAACATGGACACTAGGTACAGGTAAGTCAGTTGCTTGGCCTGCTGGTGTTGGTGGTAAGGGTAATGCTGGTGTTGCTGGTGTCATCAGAAATACTGATGGTGCAATTGGTTATGTCAACCAGTCATACATTAAAGGAGAAATCAAGGCTGCCGCTCTTCAAAACTTATCTGGAGAGTATTTAAAGCCATCTACTGAGTCAGGAGCTAAAGCTCTTAATGGAATTACTTTAGATGAAAACTTAGCAGGTAAAAACCCTAACCCAACAGCTAAGGGTGCATACCCAATCGCTACGTTGACATGGATTCTTGCTTATGAAGAAGGCAATGGTAGAAATACTAAAGCCATTCAAAAATCACTTAACTACTTGCTAAGTGATAAAGCTCAGGCTAAGGCTCCTTCTCTTGGATTCGTACCTCTTAAAGGTGATATTCTTTCTAAGTCTCGTGCTGCAGTAAAGCGTATTAATAAATAAATTTAATAGCAGAGAGGCACCTCAGTGTCGGACCTCTCTGTAATTTGGCTTTTGACCTCTACGGAGATACTCATCAGCCGTCT